GCAACTGCACACCGTTTTCTTCCGCAGGAGCAATATGCGGTTTGCCGGATACCCGACCACCGCCACGCTTGGCATGCCCCTTTTCCAGAAGATGTGCCAGTTGGTAACGATTCTTACTGTGGACAGTCATCTCCAAAGAGTGACTGTTTTCGCCAGTCTTTTTCGTTGCCCAGCTTTTTGCATATTTTCCGGTGTCCTTCGGAGCATTGGCGGAGATCTCGTTTTTCACTTGCGTGGCGGTTTTCCGGACAGCCTTTTTCATGGCAGTATCCGCAAGGTCTGCATATTCCTGCAAGCCCTGCATAATTTCCTCTGCAAGATTGTCAATACTGGTCATTTTGTCCTGCCTTTCTGGCTTCTGCAGTAAGTTTCAGATAGTCCTTGTGCAGATAATCCGGTGTAATACCGGTGATGTCATAAATATTTCCCTGAAACAAGATTCGGTTGCCTGTTACAGACGGCATCCAGTTTCGACTTTGCCGAATGAGAAATTCCAGTGTTTGTGTTTCTTTGGTCACACCAGCGTCCGTATGCTCCGCAGAAGCTTTCAAAGTCACTTTTGCCCAGCAGGAAAAGGCTTCGTCCCACACAGCGGTGTGATTTCCGATTTCATCGGTAACGACACGATTTTCCAGAAAGGTAATTCGCTGATTCAAAGTTCCAATTTCCATTACATCACACCCTCTCGCTGTGCAAACAGCATGGCACGAAGCGTTAACGTCAGCTTGGAAAAGTCTGCGGTATTGCGGTTTTCATAGAGATAAGAAACCGTGTAGAGCATCGCTGTTCGTACCACATCTTCGTTTTCTGAAAAGCGTTCCTCGTCCATTCTTCCCACATCCATTACCAGCTGTTTTGCAGTTGAAATAAGGGAGAGCAACAATGTATCGTCATCTTCAAAATCAATCCGCAGATACTGCTTGACTTCCTGTAAAGTTACCACCCACTCCAACCCCTTTCTCTGATTACGCTTTCATGCCAAGCGTCTTTACAGCTTCGGTCAGAATCAGTCTGCCATCGACACGCTGAGAGGCGAGGAATCCAACCTGACCATTCATTGCAAATACTTCATTCAGTCGCTTAAAGGAGCGTCCCTGACGGTCGCCAATCCAGTAATAGCTGAAATCGCCGAAAGCGAGACACTTTGCACCTGCCTTGATTTCCGGCACATAACTGGAAGTGTAGTACGGACGATTGAGAATGGTATCCGGAACGCCAGCTTGTACAGACGGATTCCAGATGTAATTGCCTGTGTTATCTTTCAACTTGCGAAGTGCCTTTACTGTGGAATCATTCAGTACCCATACAGCTTTCTTGCGGTACGGACTTCTGAGGGAGTAGAAAAGTTCCATCACATCATCAAATGTAATGCTTGTACCTGTGGTAGAAGTGCCGTCTTCCGCACCACCTGTAGCATTGAAAATACCGGTCGGTTTTCCCTTACCGTCACCAACGAAGAATGCCTCTTCTTCCTTTGCACCAATACGGCGTGCAAACTCTTTTGCAATGTAGGACGGCAAATCAAATACAGAATCGTTAAGGAGTTCTTCGGAGATCTTGATCGCTGTTCCAAGCTTATATGCGGAAAGCGATGCCTGTCCGAACGTATCATCAGAAAGAGAATACTGCTGTTCCTCGTCCATCCAGACAGCCTCGCCCTTGGAAGTCACAATCGGAATCTTGCGGTCGCCGTTGGAAGTTTTGATGACCGTTGCCATCTGGCGGAAAATGCTCTCTTCCTCCAACGCTTCCACCAGTTTTCGTTCAAACTCATCTGGAACAAGATAGCCGCCCTCTGCATCTGTACCAATGTGCAAATCATCATGGACATCGATCCAGTTGCGGTTTCTGATGCTGTTCCAGAATGCTTTCTTGTAAGTATCGCTCGCTGTACCTGTCTTTTCAGTTGCGTTTGGAATTACAGGCTTTCCGAGAACAGGTGTTGAGGTTGCCTTGTTCATTTCTGCCTCAATTTCAGCCTGTCTTTCCAGACGCTGAATTTCCTTGCCAAGGTCAACAATGGTCTGCTCCATTGCATCGTAGGTCTTGGAATCTTCCTCACTGAGCACGCCATTTGCGTTTCGCTTGCCGTCAAGAAAATCACGTGCAGTGTCCCAAGCCTTCTTTCTCTTTTCTCTGAGTTCTTTAATCGTCATAATCAATTCCTCCAATCAATATTTCAGTAATGCCAGTCTTTTTTCAAGCTGGTCAATCGGTGTGCCTGTAACAGATTCTGCTGATGCAGATATTTTGGATAAGAATGCAGATAGATTCTTCGATTTGGAATAGGTCATTGCAGTCAGTGTGTCTTCTTTTTCTTTTTCTTCTTCATCCGGTTCTTCCTCTTTGGGAACAACAGGCTTTTTCTTCTCTGCAAACAGAATCCCGTCCACAAATCCCATTTCATGAGCCTTTTTTGCATTAAGCCATGTTTCATCGGACATCAGTTTGGCAATCTTATTTCTGCTGAGATGAGATTTGGTTTCGTAGGCGTTAATAATGCTCTCTTTGACTTCATCAAGTAGGATGATAGCCTTTTCCATATCTGCCTTGTTTCCCATAGCACAAGTGCTGGGGTCGTGAATCATCATCATGGCCGTCGGTGCAATCAGCGTTTCATCGCCAGCCATTGCCACAACAGACGCAGCGGAGGCAGCAATGCCATCAATTTTTACGGTAACCTTGCCTTTGTGATTTTTCAGCATAGAATAAATCTGACTTGCAGCGAACACATCGCCGCCCGGCGAGTTCAGCCAGACTGTCAGATTTCCGCTTACTTTTGAAAGTTCGTCACGGAAAAGGGCAGGTGTCACTTCATCGCCCCACCAAGTATCTTCTGAAATGGGACCGTTAAAGAGTAACTCTGTTTCCGATGTATCTTCGTTTTGGATAAAGTTCCAGAATTTCTTCATTCGGTTTTCTCCTCCTTTTCTAAATTTTGATTTGCAAATGCACCTGCATCAGCGAGTTTTGTAAAGCTGCCATTTACGAGGTACAGATTGCCGCCCTGTTCTTCCGGCACCAGATTCATATCTTCCAGTTCACGAATATCATTGGCGGACATCCAGCCGTTCTGTCTTGCTGTGGCATAGCCTTGCATACGGGAAGCATAATCACCACGCAAAAGCCCCTCAACATTGAACTTGATGAAATACTTGCCTTTCTCTGAATCGGAAAGCAATGCCTTCTGCAAAGACTGTTCCCAGCGAACGATCCACGGGTCGAGACTGTATTTCACGAAATCCAATGATAGATGTTCCACGTTACTGAATGTGGCATGGTCAAGATCGCCGATCATATGAAGCGGCACTCGATACAGCCGGGCAATTTCCTCGACCTGAAACTTTCTGGTTTCCAGAAACTGTGCTTCATTGTTGGGGATGGAAATAGGCGTGTATTTCATGCCCTCTTCCAAAATTGCGGTATGATGCGAGTTGGAACCACCATAGGCATGCTGCCAAGCATCTCGTACCCGTTCCGGATTTTTGATGACTCCCGGATGTTCCAACACACCGGATGGACTGGCACCGTTGGCGAAAAAGGTAGAACCATAGTCTTCACAGGCAAGAGAAATGCCAATTGCATTCTTTGCAAGAGCAATGGGAGAATATCCCACCAAGCCGTCATACCCAAGTCCGGGAATATGCAGCACATCTTCTGCCTGCAGGACAATATCGCCCTGCTGTTTCAAGTTTGGATTGGCTTCATCGTAGCGACTGTAGATGTAGACCAGACGATTTCGCTGGTCACGGTCTACTCTGACCTTATCCGGCATCAGCGGATACAGCCCCAATACATCTCCACGACCGTTTCGGATAATTTGTGCATAAGCATTGCCGTAAATCAGCAGATGGGACATTAGGGTTTCTCGGAATACGAAAGATGTCATTTCCGGATTTGGCTGATCGTGAAGCAAAAAGTAAAGTGGGTGCTGTGGCACTCGCTCTTTTCCGCTATCGTTGTATTTGTACACATGAAGCGGCAGCTGTGCAATCGCTTCTGACAGCACACGCACACAGGCATAAACCGCGATATGCTGCAAAGCTGTTCTGTCGGTGACACGTTTGCCGCTGTTCGCTCGTCCGAAAAAATATGTGTAGGACGGGCTGTCATAGCTGTTTTGAGGCTTATCTCTGGACTTAAATAGTCCGCTGAAAATACCCATGAGAATCAGCTCCTTTCTTGACTTTGAGAGTATGGGTGTGGTATAATATACTAAACTAAACAGAATGTAGGGTAAAAACTCTATAAATCGTGCTTTGTTAATTTGGTAAATTCTAATATCTGGGGTATGGTGGTGAAAGTACAAGATGAATGCAAACTATCTCAAACTT